TGCGTGGCTGCCGTGGGATCCCTCGGAGCACCTGATGCCGGAGGTGGAGTATGCCGAGAAGGAGCTGAACGAGCTGATGCGCAAGTACAAGGAGAACGAGTCCAACAAGGAGATGTTCTTTGCGGAGCAGCGTGAGGAGGCCATCAAGGCGCAGAAGGAGGAGAACGAGCGTCGCAAGAAGGCCAATGCTGAGGAGAAGGCGCTCGAGGACGCTTCGAAGGCGGTTCACCCGAGCGAGGGCGCTCACCGGGATTAAATGCCCTCGCGCAGCAGTGCCCCGGGAGAGGCGCTCATTGAAACTAAAACTAATAGGACTCACATATAAGAATGCAACCTGCGGGGGATCCTGAGATGAATGCTCGATTTCAACGGGCAGTTCTAGCTAGAATGGCTGAGCAAGGTCGTGCAGCACCTGCACCTGCACCTGCACCTGCACCTGCACCTGCACCTGCACCTGCACCTGCACCTGCACCTGCACCTGCACCTGCGCTCGTAGCTGAAGGCCCGGCACCTGCGCCTTCTGCACCCGCTCAAGCACCTAATCTTGTACCTCCTCCGAGCAATGTCGATATCCGTCAGTTGGCGGCCGAGCGTCAAGCTCGTGCGGCGGCACGGGGTCGAGCTGCACCCGTGGCTGCACCCGTGGCTGCACCTGTGGCCGCACCCGTGGCTGCACCTGTGGCTGCACCTGTGGTTCCCGTGGCTCCCGTGGAATCCGTGGTACACATGGAGTCTCCACCTGCGGAACCTGCACCGCCGCCCCCAGCTCCGGCTGGGCCTCCTGCGAATATCCCGCCCGAGTACGCGGCCGTAGTTGATAACCCCATCACTGGACATATTGCAGACGCAGGTCTACAGGAAAGGTGTGTATCGTTTGGAAACCCGGATCCGGCTACGCAGGAGCCATTTGTAAGTGCCGTCTTTCAGGATCTGCTCCAGACGTTCAAGAACATGAATATCATCCGCCCAAATGCACCGGGAAGCTTTTCGTTCCTATACTGTCCCTTCATTTGGAGGATCCTGGCACGAGCCAAAGCGGATGGCGACGCCGCGGTTCCCGAGGTCCCTGCTCAGTGGCTTAATTATGGACCCCAGTTCAACTTGGCCGGAGAAGCGGCCAACTTTGTGAATGGTGTGAATCCGGCAACAATGTTCTCGCCAGGGGATACCACGACCACATGGAACGATCACGTTGAAACAGCACTAGCAGCCCCCGGTCTTGCTGGGCACATATTGGCTCAGTTCACTGCGGTTCGAGATGCCGCCGCAGCCGCGGTGGCCGCAGCCGCCGCTGCAGAGGCCGAGGCTGGGCGCGTCGCAGCCGCCGCTGCAGAGGCCGAGGCCGGTAGAGTAGCTGCTGCTGAGGCTGCGCGCGTCGCCGCTCTCGCGGCTGCCTGGAGAGGACCTGCCTTGCCGTTGTCTCGCTATCCGATGCCACAAGGCACGAATCCACAAATGTATGCCGGAGTGTCGGCTCGGACCGTCAATGAGGTGATCGGTCAGCTGTCAGGTGGTTCTTTAGGCCTTAGACCGGCTGACGTATGTTTCTGCCCGATCTGCTTGACAGTTGCACCGCGCGAAGACGGTTGTATGTACATGTCGCACTTGTGTGATCAGACGCGGGTTCATCCGGGCCTGTATTCAAGGTATCTGGCTTATAATGGGGAGATCGGATGGTGTACACTGTGTGGCAGAGTTTGTAAGTCAGTCGGGTTGCCTCACAAACACTATGTCAAGAACGATATCGTCATAAACAGAGGTCGGGCTGCTCAGCTAGATATGAATGATGGGCTTGACGGGCGGCGGCGGGTTGGATATTTTGACCGAGATTGTGTGCCCACGGGCGGAGGAAGAGCTGAGAAGGAGAGGCGGTTCCAGCGGTTGGTATACTCTGCATGTATGGCAATTCCGCATATAGGTAGGGTGCCCGAATGGATTGTTCACATTTCCCGTATTGAATACATTTGGATGGCCGACGTAGAAATGGAGCTTCTACCCAATGGGTTTCAACGGATTCCATGTGAGCTACCGGATCCAATCGTCGTTAGACGGTTAGAAGGTGGCCCTGCGCGAGATGTTCAGGAACCACCCGGTGTGTTGCCGCCTCTTCGATTCGCAATTGATGCCCAACACCAGCCTGCGATGCAGGTATTAAGCGATGAGAACGATCCGATCTGGCAATTCCGCCATAACGCCAATGCAATCCATAACCATGACGGAGAGTATATTGGAGCAGACGACATGTATGCGGGGGTCATGCAGAGAATGGGAGGTGTGAACGGACTATGCCCCCTCGCGCCATGCCGCGAACGGATATGGCCAAGTGAGTTTGTAGCTGCCGGAATAGACGCGGAACGAGTTGCGGAATATCGTCGGGAACTCAATGAGCTCCTTCGCAACCAGGCCGGAGGAGGGCACAAGGGTATCGAATTCGTTGCGTACAGTCCTCCGGCTCTAGCGTCGTGCGCTGGACGATCCAAGCCCCCGAAGGGATCATCAAGACCCACGCGGAGGCACATTAGGAGACTACGGGCGACGATGCGGAGCTAAATTATAAACCCGTGGAACATCTTGTCCGAATACGTCATCTCCTTCATGTCTTCGGGTATTCCTGCCATGATCTTCTTGATATAGGTATTGTATGCAGTACCGTCGTCTGTGATCGTAAAGAACAATAGAGTTTCCAGCATGCGCATCGCATAGTCCGGGGACGGTTCCGTGAAGTATGCGTCAACAATCTCATTCATATCCTTCACTTGCTTCAACTCAAATCCACCAGCCGTTAGTTCGGCTGCCAGTGCATCTGCATCCCCTGTACGGGTTGCAGCAAGAGCTGCACACCCGGACAGGTCCTTGGTCTCTGCAAGATCAATGAGTTGTTTCAGAAACGCTTGATCTGCACATGACACGCTCATGAGGGACTTTATGAGTCCAGCCACCTCCTTTTGGTCTGCATCCTTGAATGCAACGAATCGGAGGTAGTGGAACAACATAGTAGGCGACTCATCCTTGAGTTGCTCAAATGAATCTGTAGGTGTTTCGGACATGTCTGTTTGTTCTCTTGAACGTCTTATTTTTAAGCCTCTGTCCGCCTCGCCGAGACGGCGCCGCTCGGGGTGGATCTACCGGTCTCCGCAGTCTGACTACCTCGGCATCCGCAATTGCGTCAAATGCCCCTTGGACCGCCGCATTCACAGCGGGTACCCGGACTGGCCCCGGCCCCGGCCCCGGTGGTGGTGGTGGCGGTGGTGGCGGTGGTGGCGGCGGTGGCACAGGAATGGGTTCTTCCCCCCGACGAACACGACGGATGTTAATGCGCACAATCATTTCAACATGTTCCCGTTCGCGTCGTGCTATCCGCTCCGGGGTTGCTGCCCGTGCGCGATCTTGAAGTCGCTCTGCATCTAAGAGCGCCCCTGCCCCCATGAACCACTCGAAATCGGCAGCCGTAGCCGGAATTGCCACTGGAGGATTTACGTTGAAGCGGGCACTCATAGCATCAAATGTAGTTTGGGGATTGTTGGTATTTGGCAGATCGAGAAGAAAGTACAAGTCGCGCCAGCTCGTCATGTATCCAGTGGCTCCACACGGCTGGTTGTAATTGTCAAGGGCGCAAGGTACGAATGCATTCGCTATGGGTTGCAGAATGGGTACAGATGCAGCGTCATAACCACCCCAGTAGCAGTTGACTGACATCTGAGTGAAATCTCTCCAGTTGGTGAACCGACGAGGAAGTCTATCAAGGCCGTTTACCCGCAATTCCAGCCGTCCGTACAAGACCATCCGGCTGAACCCGAAATCGATGATACGAACATCAAGCTCACGGTTGGGTAGACGCTTCAGGCACACATTGTTTGGTTTGAAGTCGCAGTGGTTGAATCCAATACTATCCCACAGAGGACGAATCAGCTGCACCATTCGTGTCATATAGAGTGGTAGTGTTCCCTGGTTCATTCTCAGATAGTCGAGCAATGTGGTGCTCATCAACTCCATAAGCATGTAAACGCGCCGATTGTCGGCTGTCTTGACGACGCGATAGATTGCAGGAGCAGCACTTCCATTTGATGCGCGATACACAATATATTGAGCCATCGCTTCCTTGATGATGTTGTTGGCTGGCGAACGGTCATCATCAATCACCAGGCGCTTCAGAGCAAATCTACGTTGCGATTGGATATCCACGACCTCTGCGACCTGACCAAATACACCAGAACCAACTGCCCGGACGATGCGCAGGGTCCGTCCTGCAATCGTGATGACTCCGTTGTTTTCTACGATTCGCATGTCGCGATCAATGGGTACAACTTGGATAGCTGCATCGTCAACGCTATCGCGAATAGCATACAGCGGATCCGGACGGTCTTCAAGCCCATCAATGAACATGTCAGGGGTGATGCCCCGATCTAGGCTGAATTTGAGTCCGATTGCTTTGAAACTAAACGGACCATTCGGATCGAACACGGCTGCCATGGCTGCCACGGGAATCACAGGTGCCACGGCTGCCACAGGTGCCACGGGAACCACAGGTGCCGCGGCTGCCACAGGTGCCACGGGAACCACAGGTGCCACGGGAACCACAGGTGCCACGGGAACCACAGGTGCCACGGGAACCACAGGTGCCACGGGAACCACAGGTGCCACGGGAACCACAGGTGCCACAGGTGCCACGGGTGGGTCGGGGCGACGGACATAGGCTGCAGGTGCCACAGGTGAGCCGGGGCGACGTACATAGGCCGCACGTGCCGCAGGTGCCGCAGGTGCCACGGGTGGGCCGGGGCGACGGATATAGGCCGGAGGAGGAGGGGCGACAGGTTGTGGGGCGCGTCGGGCGACTACCCACCAGTCCTCGCGATCGGGTGGACGAACGGCGTGGATGGCAGCCCAATCAGGGTTCCCCGGTCTGGCCCGGTATATTGCAATGGCTACAGGGTTATCTGCATCTGCATAATCAAGGTCTATCAGATGCATCTCATCCGGAGGGAGCGGCGGACGCAGACCTATCCTTCCCAAGAGGTAGCGTTCTCGTGCTGACATGCGAGCGTCGAAGAGCTGCTCATTTGCACGATGCATTCGCTGGATATCAAGCACCAAGCCCGGCTCGGTCTCCCTAGTTATGCGTTCCCGCCTACGGCGAAATTCATTCTCATCGTCTACGCGCGCTCCGTAGGACCACAGCACGGCACCAACATCTTGAATACGTCGCAGAGCGAGTCCTGATGCACCTACCACTATTCGTCCGCAAAAGAGTGCTGCGTTTCCATAGCGTTGACCAAAGCGTTGCACAATCTGACCACGGGGTACATTGGGGTCCAGCTCATCTATAGCAACCCGAACAGCTACACCCGCAGCAAGGTAGGCGGCTCCTCCAACCAATATTCGCCCGAGTTCGAATCCTGCTGCACCGGCTGCACCGAGAAGACCCGCCATTGTGTAGAGTGGATCTTTTATTGACGGGAAGACGGGCGCCGTGCTAGTCGCTCTTCTTTACCCAGACGGAGGGCGGGGCGTTCTTCTTCCGCAGAGAGGCGGCGTTATACTCATCGGCGGCGAGCATAGCGGACTGGAACGGACGATTGTCGTTCCACAGGGACGCATCGCACAGCCTAAACGGCGGATGCTCCGATGCCTTGTACCAGAACACCTGATCCTCTAGCTTGTTGGAGGCCACGTTGTTGCAAATGACTAGGCCCTCGTAGTTCTCTGTGCACTGGTCCATGAAGTCGCAGAACATCTCAAATGTAGGAAACATACCTGCGTAATTCTCGTAAATCCTACGACGATTACCTAGGATATTCTCACGGAGAATGAAGACAAAGTCCACGTTGGTACGCAGGTTGGGCGTGATACCCAGCGGGTACTGCATGGTGATGATGGTCATCATATCAAGGTGGCGTCCGTTCATGAAGACGAAGCGAGTGGACTCTTCGTTGATCCACTCCTTGGCGGCGTAGAGGCAGTCGTCCAGAATCAGAAAGGCACGAGGATCAAACGGAGTGCCAGACGCCTTGGACTTGAGGAACCTCTGCTTGGCTGCAAACTGCCGCTTGATGAATGCCTGTACCTTGGACGCCTCATACTTGTCGTGAATGAGCTTGGAGGGAACGAACGCTTGAAAGTACTCGTTAACGACCTCTGTGGGCGAGATGACCATCCCCGCAGGGAAGCACTCCTGGACGTTATACAACAGATCACGCGCCAAGAACGACTTACCTGTGTCCTTCTTGCCAATGATGACGATCATGGGACTCTTGCGGGAGTCCATTCCACATCTGTCCTTGATCATGTCCATGTTGAACTTCCTGAGCTGAAAGTTCATCTTGTTCTCCTCGTCGTTTATTTTTCACCATTCATCACCGAGGCTCTTCATAATGGGAAAGGATCTGAGAACGACTTCGGTGCAGATGAAGATCCATCGTGTGCCGAAGCTGGATGGCACCCAGTGGTCCATGAAGTCCATGCAGCCCTTCTTTCCGTGTTTGGAGAAGCTCTTCAAGACAGAGAATGTGGCGGGACTGCATGACTATGGAGTCAAGCTGGAGTGTCCTGTAGAGGCAGTTGTGGATGCAACCCATGCAAAGGTCCTGGGACAGACTGTTCCCATCCACCGCAAGACGACCATGATTCTGTCGCCGTTCAAGACGATGCGTGGAGACTATGGGTCCTTTGGTGTCCCCAAGCGCACCGATGTGGCAGCTGACATGCATGAGAAGATGCAGAGCCCTCACACGGCTGCCTATGTGGGCGCCATGACGTCCATTGCCCTGTCAGAGTCTGGATGTGAGCACTTCCCCAAGGTGTATGGAGTCTATGCGGGCATTGCCGGTACGCATACGATTGACATCTCGGATGACTATGAGGAGCTGACGGAGAAGGGATGGTTTGCAGATCGCATTGGTAAGACCTTTGAGCTGAAGCTGCGGACGGCTGGTCATGATGCCGAGTTCAGCCATACTCGTCGTGCCCGTGTGGCGGTGGACATGGCAGAGGAGGTGGAGCTTGGAGAGGTGGTGGAGGTGGAGGCAGAGCACGTGGATGCTCCGGAGCAGCTGGAGGCAGAGGCGTATGATATGGGTGGCTCGTCGGGATCTCCGGAGATGGAGGACGACGAGTCGGACGACGATGATGTGTTTGAGATTGAGTCGTGTGCATGTTCGGATGACACGGACGATGAGGAGGGTGAAGAGGAAGAACCGGAACCATTTGCATGGGCGACCTTTACGGACGTACCGGTGGTCACGACCATCATGGAGGTCTGTGAGGGAACCTTTTACGACCTGGTCAAGGAACATCCCGAAGAAGAAAAGCACGTGGCGTGGGTCGCGCAGATGGTCTTTGCTCTCGCGTATGCCCAGCGGACATTCGGATTCACGCACAACGACCTCCACGGCAATAACGTCATGTATGTCAAGACCAACCAGACACACTGCTTCTACCTCCATGCAGGGATTGCCTATAAGGTGCCGACGTTCGGCTACCTTATCAAAATCATTGACTTTGATCGGGCGATCGTGAGTCTGCGCCTGACGGGACTGAAGGATCCGAAGACATTCATGAGCAGCCAGTTTCACAAGGACGAAGAGGCCGGTGGACAGTACAACGTGGATCCCTTCTATTGCAATAAGCACCCGCACATTGCAGCGTCGTCGTCGTTTGATCTGGTTCGGTTTGCTACGTCGGTCTTCTGGGATATGTTTCCCAAGGGACCGAAGCACGACTATAGTCATCAGCTTTTCCACCTCTTCCTGCAGTGGATGAAGCAGACGGATGGGTCGTCTGTGATGTTCCGCAAGAAGATGGACAACCACGATCGCTACCACGGATTTGATCTGTACAAGGCGATTGTGCGGTACTGCGGGGATTCGGCGGTGCCGAAGAAGGAGATTGGGCGCATGACCCAGTATCGTGCAACCCCATCAGCGGCTCAGCTAGGCGACGCACTGGTTATCGAGGCCTAGTAGCTTGATGAACGTTGAGTTCACACCAAAGAGATAGTGCAGCACCTCACCCGTCACGAACCACGCAATCAGCGACTTCCACCACACGATATTGAAGAGAAAGGACGTGAGCAACGCGGCAACAACCGTCATCCAGGTGTCATTCCACGCGAATCCAAAGATTCTCGCTGCATGGATGCCTTTCCCAGGTTCGCCAAGAGCGTTTGCATACGGGCAGCCCATTTACGATTACGTAGACATATGAAAACAATGCCGAGCGCAATCGAACTCCGTGGACTGTGCTCATTGGATGCATTTGTAGAGGATGTCGTCCTGAATGCACAGCGGGGTGCCAGGTTTGGAGACAAGTCGCATAGCGTGGAGGTTCCAGAGTCCATGTCTATTCCCATTGTGAAGGAGAGGCTGAAGAAGGAGTTCCCAGGATGTAAGGTCTGGGGACGGTGGTTCACACGGCATCTTGAGATTGCATGGGCTTAGATGGTGTTCACTATGTGATTACATGGAGATCTACAATGAACGAGGTGAGCGAGTGGACACGGAGCGATGCGAGGCACGTGAACAGGTACATGCAAACTTGTTCGTAGAGCCAAATGATGTCGTCCTCGAGCTCGGGGCAAGGTATGGCAGCGTGTCTGTTGTCATCAACCGGAAGTTGGTCAATCCGCTGAATCACGTGGCAGTGGATCCCGACAGTCGCATCTGGGACTGCCTTGAGAAGAACAGAACCCTGAACGGCTGTCAGTTTCATATCTTGAAGGGTGCTATCTCTCGCGTTCCAGTGAAGCTAGATGGACTTGATCACTACCAGGGATACGGCACAACATCCGTGCCAACTACGGGTCCGACGACGGTTCGTTCCTATACACTTGAAGAGGTTCAAGAGATGTATGGGCTGAAGTTCACGACTCTCGTTGCTGATTGCGAAGGGTTTCTTGGTCAGTTTCTCGGTGAGAATCCGTGGCTATATGACCAGCTGAATACCGTCCTGTACGAAACGGACTGCGAGGACAAGTGTGATTATGGACGAATTGCAAAGAACCTCAAGGATCACGGACTTACGAACCTATGGTATGGCACACACTACGTCTGGAAGCGAGTCTAAACTCCGGCTAGTGCTGTTCATCTGCATGAACTACATATGCCGGAATCGTTCGTTTGCGTTCTAAATAGGCTGCAACAATGCGATGAGCACCATCCAGCAACGTATAGGTCTCCTTTTTCAATACGATCCATATGGGCTCTGTATCCCCTTGTTGCCGTATCGTTTGCCTATGATGTGCAACTGAATCCAAATCTGCTTGCCCTCTAGGACGGTTTTCTTTGGGGTATGGATTGCTCGAAAGACGACTTGTATCAAAGTTATCTAGGGTCTTTAGCTTCGACAACGGGAACCTCACGTATTTGCTATGAAAGATATGGTAATACATGGAGGACTTCTTTGTTCTAAATAGCTTCAGAGTTACAGATGTATCCACTGAATCTTGCAGTGTATCCATTCTATCCTTAGTACGGATTAAAACTCCGGCTTACCCACGAACATGTCCTGAGCAGCGGTCGTGACAGTCTCCGCAACGTCAGCGACAGTCTCGGTGCCGAGCGAATACAGGACGCCGGACGCAAGTACTCCCGATCCAACCGTGATCTTGCCCAGATCCGTGTAATCGACCGGCTGCGTCTTAGCACGGCGATCCAGCACATACAGCAATGCAGCAACAATCATGACAGCACCCACAACCATGCCGAGCGTCTGATAGTCCGACATTTGATTTTCAAGGTGGATTGGTTTAGAGGTAGTTAGACGCACCATAGGAGCTTCGCGACGCGGCGCCGCACCCTAGAGGTCCAGCTTCACAACTCCAGCGGGCTTGGCGGCAGGTTCCTCTTCGTCGTCCGAGAGCTCGAGCTTGACGTCCTCGCCCATCGTGAGGCGGGGGCGCTCCTCATCCTCATCCTCATTGTCTGTCTCAAACTCCACCGTCTCCGACTCGCCAAAGCTCAGTGCAGGTTTCGGAGGCGGAATCACCTCCGGGGCAGTGGGGATCTCTGCCACAGCCCGGGTTGGGGCGGCGGGCGCCTTTGTCTGGAAATAGGCCTTGCTGATATCCTTCCATGGAATGAAGCTGTCAATGACCTCGTCCAGAGTTCCACTGATCATTGTCTCAATGTCGCGGCGATTGCGCGACTGCTGCTCGCTTGACACGTCAATCGTCTTGAACAGGTAGGCGTTGGACCAGCACTTGCGGGCAGCTGCCTTGTAAAGCGTGAACACGAAGACGGACAGAGACGGCCGATCAAACTCGATATTCACGTGCGTCTCCTCGGACTGCTGGAGGGATGCAAACGCACGGATGTAGCTGACAAACACACCCAGCAGAAGATCGTCCATGTACTCGCACTTGGACGCCTTCTCGATACGGGACACCTCAGCGGACAGGATAGTGTCCGTCCACTGCGGGACACGGGTCAACAGGTTCTGGAACGTCTTCAGGGTCTCACCCGGCTGCTTGTTGCGAAGACAAGCCGTCTTGGCATTGTCGTAGATCGACCAGAGACCATCGGCAACATGAGGAATCAATACACGACTCAGGTTCTCACGGAGCGACTGCTTGACAAAGTCCGTGGTCATTTACTTAGACGCAGCGACTAGAGGAACGTCAATACGGACGCAGATGCCACGCTTCGTCCTGATCCTGATGGTCAAGAATGAAGAAAAGATCCTGCGCCGATGCCTCAGCGCCGTGGAGGGCCTCGTGGATGCCTACGTGATTACGGACACGGGCTCCACGGACATGACAACTGACATTGCACTGGAGTTCTTGACAACCCACGACGGTTGCCTCGAGGTGAATACGTGGGAGAATTTTGGCCATAATCGTACTCTCAGCTTTCAGAATGCACGGGGCTACTGTAAGGCAATGGGGTGGGATCTCAAGGACTCGTATGGTCTGCTGTTGGACGCCGACATGCTCTTTGTTCCCGGCGCACTCAAGGAGCAGACACTTGGTGAGCTTGGGTACACGGTGATACAGACGGCGGGGGGGATGGAGTATCCCAATACACGCTTGATCCGTATGGATCACGATTGGGTCTGTATGGGCGTCACACACGAGTATTGGAATGGAGCGTGTATAGGGATCCCCAAGTCTGTATGCTACATTGACGACCGAAACGACGGCGGATGCAAGACGGACAAGTTTCCTCGCGATCTTGCGCTTCTGGAGGCAGGTCTACAAGCAACCCCGAACAATCCACGCTATCTCTTTTACATTGCACAGACACATCACTCGATGGGCAACCTGGAGAAGGCAATTGAGTACTACAAGCGACGTATCGCAGCAGGTGGGTGGTATGAGGAGGTGTGGTATTCGCACTATATGATCGCCAAGTCGTACGAGGCTCTGAAGCAGCCATACTTGTTCGAAGAATGGGTTCAGCGAGGCTACGACTACTACCCCAACCGCGCAGAGGCACTGTATGTTCTCGTGAAGTATCTCCGTGAACGTGGAGACCACTACAAGGCGTATCACTACCTCATGTTGGGGAAGGCAATCCCGCTGCCCGGCGATAGCTTGTTCATTGAGACCGACGTCTACAATGGGCTGTTTGACTACGAGCAATCGGTCCTGGACTATTACGTCAAGTCGGATCGGTCAGATGGACTGAAGTCATCGGTGCGCTTCCTGATGAAGCAGCCCTACTTTCAGCAGAGTGTCGTGTCCAACCTGAAGTTCTACGTTGCCCCGATACGATCCACGAGGACTCCCCTTCGTCTTCCGAATCCCTTTGGCGGCGACTTCAAGCCGTCTGCCGTGTCCCTTCTGGTCTATCCACTTGCCAATGTTCGCTACGTGAACTATACGGTTGTCAATGGCGCCTTCACAACCCCAGGAGGTGTCTCGCTCTGCGAGAATGCGTGTGTCAATCTGTGGACTCGGCAGATCGTGTCGACAATGGACGAAGAGACGGTGGCGCTGCCTACGATCCCCCATCACATTCGTGGACTGGAGGACGTTCGGGTGGTTGCGAACAAGGACGGGAATTTTGCCTTCACGGCGACGGTTCACAACTACGAGCAGGATGCTGTTCGTATTCTGCACGGACGCTATTCGCCCTCTGGAACGTATTCGGAGTGCAAGGTTCTTCCGTCTCCCACGAAGCGCACATGTGAAAAGAATTGGCTTCCGATTGCACGGACGGACACCATGATCTACGACTGGCACCCCTTTACGCTCGTGAATACGTCTGGGGAGATTGTGAAGACGATCAAGACCCCGCCCATGTTCTCTCTGTTCCGTGGGTCTGCGCCCCCGATCCGAGTGCGGGACACCTGGTGGACGCTGATTCACTTTGTCGACTGCGAGGAGACTCGCAAGTACTATCATGCACTTGTGGAGTTGTCAGACGATCTGGTGCCGGTGCGCATGACGCTGCCGTTTGTCTTTGCGTCAGTTGGTATTGAATACTGCTTGTCCATGCGCTATGCGGACTTGACACTCTTCTGCTATGCAGGGATCAATGAGACGGATGTATCCGAGTTTGCCATTCCCGTGTCTGCGTTTACATGGATTCTAGTCCAGTGAACGTGGGCGTCTTTATGCATAGAGCTGACGCCACGACTCATTGATCTGCTTCTGCTCCACCAGGATTCCCCTGACATCATCGGGCGTGATGTTCATCGGGAGCTTGACTGCCTTGTAGAACGGGTAGGTCTTGGCCGTCTTCTCGTCTGCAATGCGCAGGAGATTGATACGAGTCACGAGCGTCTCCACAGCCCGGATCAGGACACGGACACCCTCCTCCTCGTGCGAGTACTCCGAGATCATGAACTTGATCGCCTCGTCCGTGATGGTCAGATCGTCCTTCATGTTGATGCGCTCCAGCACCTGGGGCCACACATACTGCTTCACGATGGACTTCTTATCGTCGCACGTGTATCCCGAGCAGGTGATGACCTGCATACGGTCCTTCAGAATCGGGTGGATCTTGGTCTCGTCGTTGAACGAGAACACAAACAGACACTGACTCAGATCAAAGTCAACTCCCGCAAAGTAGCGGTCGTGGAAGTGCGAGTTCTGCGACCTGTCCGTCAAGTGGATCAGCATGGAGATGATCTCTTCGCCGTGTGCCGTCGTAGAGACCTTGTCCAGCTCGTCAAAGTAGATCACCGGGTTCATGCACCGAGCCGACATGACAGCATCGGCGATGCGACCCCAGGTGGCACCCTCGTAGGTGTAGGAATGACCCACAAAGTTCGCCGAGTCGGATGCGCCGCCCAGCGAGAAGAACTCAAACGGCCGCTTGAGCACCTCTGCCACGCCATGCCGAGCAAAGGACGTCTTGCCCACACCCATCGGACCCTTGAGGGCGATCACATTGCCGACCGAGGAGGGATTGGCAATCCACTGGGCGACAATCTGCATGATCTGTGCCTTGGCAGCATCCATGCCGTAGACTGCCTTGTCCATTGTGACCTGCGTGTCTGCCAGGAACTTGGAGCATCCTGTCCGATCCTCGGCGAACTTGACCGGCAGCGGCACGATATTGCCGAACGGGATCCGCAGGAAGCCGTCGACCCACGTCTTGAGCTTGTGCACCTCGCCGCCATCCGAGTCCATCTCGTTCAGCACATCAATCTTGCGGATGACAGACGCCTTGAGGGCATCGGGAATCGGGAGGGCAAGTACACGGAACTTGTAGGGGACATCGCCATCCGACACCAGCTTAGCAAGACCCTTCATCTGCTCATTCAGCTTACGGCGCTTGGACTTGGACAGATCCTCAAAGTACTCCTCCTCCTCGTCATTCAGAGCCAATGCGGGCGACTCGGGATCCTTCTCCTTTCGGCTCTTGCGACTCGGAACCATGCCCTTGGAGCGACCTACATACTTGTCCATGAGGTGGGCGATGAAGTCCTCTTCCTCCTCTTCAGACTCGTCCTCGCTCTCCTCCTCCACATCGATACGGGGACCCTTACCACCGGCGAACTGATGAATGTGGAGCTTGACAGACACCTTGGCACCCTTGGGCAACTTGAGGGTGGTTTCCTCTTCCTCTTCAGACTCCTCCTCGTCCTCGCTCTCGTCTTCGTCCTCCTCCTCTTCGTCGTCCTCCTCTTCCTCTTCACTCTCCTCATAATCGGAGTCGTCGGAGTCGTCCTCCTCTGCCTTGGTCTTGAGTGTGTCGTCGTCCACCCACACGACGGGCACCTTGCGATTACGAAGATTGTATGTGCGGGGCGGCATCTTGCTGCTTCCGGAGATAAAAACAAAGTCCCATCCATTTTCAATGGAGGAGCTTGCCAAGATAGT